GACGTTTCTTTCTGTCTAGATGCAAAAGAAGCAGGATTTGATATTTGGTGTGACCCTCGTGTACGTGTTGGACACGAAAAAACAAGGGTAATATAAGATGGAAGTCTATAACATCTATCTCAATGGTCAATTAATACACGATAAGATAGGTAAGGATGCTATGTTTGATCTTATGGAAGATTATGCTAAGGAATATTACCTAAATTCAGACAAAGAAGGTGTTATAGACCCTAAAAATCTCAAAGTAGAAGCACAAAAACTTTAATTTCACATTATGGCAGTCAAAACTAAACAAGGATCTTGGGGATCGATGGAGTTCGTAGAAACAACTCCTAAAAAGACCATACAAGGCAGAGGAAAACATACAAAATACTCTGCAACCTCTCGAAATAAGGCAAAAAAGAGGTATAGAGGTCAAGGAAAATAAAAAAACACGCCCGAAAGGGCGTTTTTTTATGCTTAATATAAAATTTTTATATTTCGTGTCTAAATAAAACAAGAAAATAGTATTAAATATACCTTTCTATGCCTATTCTACGAAAATCTAGGGCGTTTAAGGACATAAGTTTATCTTTTAAACCGCATCCTGTCACTAAAGACTTACCTGCTTTAGTAAATGAACGTGCAATTGTTAGATCAGTTCGTAATCTAATCGAAACTATACCAACAGAAAGGTTTTTTAGACCAGATATTGGAACAAATATTCGTGATAGTTTATTTGAAAACTTCCACCCAACCTTATTGACTATCATTGAGGATCAAATAAAAGAAACGTTGGATAATTATGAACCAAGAATTAACAATGTTAATGTTCAGTTAGATCCATACGTAGATAATAATGCATTTGAAGCAACAATATTCTTCGACATTGTTGGATTAGACGTTCCAACTCAGTCATTTACATTCCTACTAGAACCTACCAGATAATATAATGGCGTTTACTCAGTATACAAGCCTAGATTTTGATGAAATAAAGGCACAAATTAAGGATTATCTTAGATCAAACTCTAATTTTACAGATTTTGACTTTGAAGGATCTAACTTTTCTGTCTTAATTGATACACTAGCATATAACACTTATCTCAATTCATTTAACGCTAATTTATTAGCAAATGAATCTTTCTTAGATTCAGCAACTCTGAGAGAAAATGTTATATCACTTGCTCGTAATATAGGTTATGTACCCCGTTCAAAAACTGCTGCAAGGGCATCTATTTGGTTTACGGTAGAAGTAGAGGGTGAAGATCCAAATGTCACTACAGAGCGTTTAAAGAGGGTATATTTAAAGCCAGGTTTAATGTGTGTAGGGCAGACAAATGATACTTCATTTAGATTTTCAGTGACAGAGTTGCATTCTGCACCTGCAGTAGTTGATCGTTTAGAAAATGGAAGAAATATCTATAAAGCACAATTCGGATCTCCTACTGAACCTATAGAAATTGTTCAAGGAACCTTCCTTTCAAGAACATTTACATATGCTGCCAATGAAGATCAGAGATTTATATTAGATAATCCTGATATTGACACTTCTACAATCACAGTTAATGTTGGATCAAAAGATCAAGATGATATAGGGTCTCCAGTAGGTACTGAATGGAGAAGAGTTGATAATATAGTCAATGTTAACAAGAACTCTGAAATATATTTCTTACAAGAAATATCAGATGAAAAACATGAAATATTGTTTGGTGATGGAATAGTTGGTAAACCATTAGGATCAGAAGCTATTGGTAAAGAAAACACCACAGGAACACCACTTAGTAATGATAAGATAACTGTTAATTATATTGTTTGTGATGGTGAAGATGGTAATGGTGCTAGTCAATTTGATTTCCAAGGTGGATTCTTAGATGGCGATCCTACTCTTGTTGGAACAAAATCGATAAAACCTTTTAGTTCAATATCAGTTAATACTGTTAGAGGTTCTGGAAATGGTGCTGAAATAGAAAATCTTTCTTCAATTAAATATTATGCTCCTAGATTATATTCTTCTCAATATAGAGCAGTTACTGCTAGAGATTATGAAGCAATAATAGAAAGTATCTACCCTAGAACAGAATCAGTTTCTGTTGTTGGTGGTGAAGAATTAAACCCACCACAATTTGGTAAGGTTCAAATTAGCATTAAACCAAAAAATGGAACTTATGTTTCTGACTTTGATAAGTTACAAATTAAAAACAAACTTAAAAATTATGCTGTTGCAGGTATAAATGCTGATATTGTAGATCTTAAAGTTCTATATGTTGAACTTCACTCAACAGTTTACTATAACAGTGCGTATAATTCTAATCCTGCTGGATTAAAAGCAAATATAACTTCTGCTCTTGATACTTATTCAGATAATATTGATATTAATAAATTTGGTGGCAGGTTTAAGTATAGTAAGATCTTACAGTTAATTGATAGAGTTGATGATTCAATCACTTCCAACATCACTAAAGTGATTATTAGAAGGGATATGAAAGTTCTAACTAATCAATTTGCACAATATGAGTTATGTTTTGGTAATAGGTTCCATATTAATCCTGAAGGATTTAATATAAAGAGTACTGGTTTTAAAATTAATGGTAGTAATAACATCTTATATTTGACAGATGTTCCAAATAAGAACCCAGATGGATCTTTAGATGGTAGTAATAAAGGTGTTTTAAGTGCCATTACTAGAAGTCAAACAGATGAACTTAAAGTCATTGTTAAATCTGTAGGTACTGTTGATTATATTAAAGGTGAGATAATTTTAAATACTATCAATATAACAGAAACAGTTGCTGCTAATGAATTACTTGAGATACAAGCATTCCCAGAATCTAATGATGTTTTAGGTTTAAAGGATCTTTATCTTACATTTAACACTTCTAATACTACGATAAATATGGTTAAGGACGTTATTGCTTCTGGGGAAGATGTTTCTGGAGTCGTATTCTCAAGGGATTATTACACATCAAGTTATGCTAATGGGGAACTGGAGAGGAAGTAAAGAATGTTAGATATTGATACACGAGTAAAATTAAATCAGATAATTGAAAACCAATTACCTGAATTTTTAAGGTCTGATTTTCCTTTAGCGGAAGATTTTCTTAAAACGTATTATCTTTCACAAGATGCTCAGGGTTCTCCTGGAGATATACTTAACAATTTTGACCAATATCTTAAAGTTGATAACTTAACATCTGATGTTATATCTGGTAGTGCTACTTTAAATGCACCTATTGATACTACATCTACTGAAATTACTCTATCATCAGATAATAATCCATTCCCAACAGAAGGATATCCTGCTGAATATGGATTATTAAGAATAAATGATGAGATTATTACATACACTAGTAAGACAGCAACTACTTTTAGTGGTTGTATTCGTGGTTTTAGTGGTGTAACCAAATATAATGTAGGTGTTGCTACTTATATTACTAGTTCAAATGGTGATCCAACTGAGTTTAGAAATTCTGTTCCTGCATCTCATAGCATAGGAGCAACAGTTACTAATCTTAGTGTATTATTTTTACAGGAATTTTATAAGAAATTAAAGAAACAATTCTTACCTGGATTTGAGAATGTAGATTTTACTAGTAATCTTAATGTTGGTAACTTCTTTAAACATGCTAGATCTTTCTATCAGTCAAAAGGTATAGAAGAGTCTGTAAAAATATTGTTTAGAATTCTTTATGGTGTTGATCCTATTATTCTAGATTTAGAAGAACGTTTAATTAAACCATCTGCTTCTGAATATATTCGTAGAGAAATTGTTATAGCAGAACCAATATCAGGAAATCCTGCTAATTTAGTTGGACAAACAATTTATAAGTCTACTGATTTATCTACTAATGCTTCAGTATCTGAAGTTGAACCATTAACAAGGGAAGATAAACTTTATTATAAGTTATCTTTGTTCATTGGATTTAGTGATAGAGATCTTATAGAAGGTACATTTACAATACCTGGTAAAACTAAAGTTTTAGAAGATTGTCCTGTTGGAGTTTCAACAATATCTGTTGATTCTACTGTTGGATTCGGGCACACAGGAACGATTATAAGCGGTGCTAATTCAATAGACTATACATCTAAGTCTATTAACCAATTCTACGGTTGTAGTGGCGTTGAGGAGGTGATCAGCGTTAGTTCTGATATTAGATCCAATGAAGTTATTTTTGGATATGAGGATGGTGATCTTAATAATAAAACAGAGTTAAGAATTACAGGAGTTTTATCAGCTTATGAAGGATTAAGTGATATTTCTTTAATTAATGAAAATGAAGATATTTTTGTTAAAAATGTTGGAGAATCTATAGAAAATGTAGATGACCCTACTTATAAAGAAATATTTGCTAATTCATTTATCTACAATACAAGTTGTAGATATCAAATTGGATCTATTA